CCCGGTGTCAAACGACCCGGACGGGCTCCAGGGGCTCGACCCGTCCTTCGCGCTGGTGGACGAGATCGGCTTCCAGCCGCAGGAGTCGTGGGACTCGCTCCGCATGGGCGCCGGCAAGCGCTCGCGCAGCCTGATCGTGGGCGTGGGCACGCCCGGCTTCGACCGCACCAACGCCCTGTACGCGCTCCGCAAGGCCGTGCACGAGGGCGCCAGGCTGCCCGGGTTCGTCTTCCGCGAGTACGCCGCCCCCGCCGACTGCGCGATGGACGACCGCAAGGCGTGGCGCACGGCCAATCCCGCGCTCGATGCCGGGTTCCTCCGCGGGTCGGCTCTCGAGACGGACCTCTCGATCACGCCCGAGGGCCACTTCCGCATCTTCCGCCTCGGCCAGTGGATCGACGGCACCGAGTCTTGGCTGGGCAAGAGCGGCGGCGGGATGTGGGACGCGCTCCGGGCCCCGTTCGACTTCGTGGCCGGTGCCCCGACGTGGGTCGGCGTGGACGTCGGGATCAAGCGCGACTCCACCGCGGTCGTGGCGGTCCAGAAGGACGACGCCGGCGCGCTCCATGCCCGGGCCCGCTTCTGGGTGCCGACCGAGGACGAGCCCGTGGATGTGACGGACGTCATGCAGCACCTGCGCGACCTCGCCGCGCTGTACGACGTCGAGGCGATCAGCTACGACGCCCGGTTCATGGACGTGCCGGCCAAGATGCTCGCCGACGAGGGGCTGCCGATGGTGGAGATCCCGCAGTCCGTCGAGCGCATGACCACCGTGCTCGGCTCGCTGCTCGAGCTCATCAAGCGCGGCGACCTGCACCACGACGGCGACGAGCTGCTCCGGCAGCACGTCCTCAACGCCGTGCCCCGCTACAACGAGCGCGGGTTCACGCTCCAGAAGTCCAAGTCCCGCGGCCGGATCGACGGCGCTATCGCCCTCGGCCTGGCTGTTGATCGCGCGCTCCGCGAGGCGCCTGCATCGGAGGTACTCCTCGCATGGGGCTGATCGACCGCCTCCGCGCCATCGTTATCCCGCCGTTCCAGCCCAACTACGACACGTCCTGGCCGTACGCCAGCATCAACGGCAACACCTACCCGATCGGGATGCTCAACCAGACGCTCCTGGGCAAGGAGGAGAAGCCGAACCCCGGCTACCCGGGCCTCGTCGCCTGGGCGTACCAGAACAACCCCGTGGTCTATGCCTGTGAGCAGGTCAGGGTCCAGTTGTTCGCCGAGGCGACCTTCGAGTGGAGGAACCGGCGGACAGGCGCCACGTTCGGCAACTCCGACCTCGGCCTGCTGGAGACGCCGTGGCCCAACGGCACGACGGGCGACCTGCTCGCAGGGATGCTGCTCGACGCCGACCTCGGCGGCGACGCCTTCGTCGTCCGCCTCAACGGCGGGCTCTCGAGGCTTCGGCCCGACTGGGTCACGGTCATCACCGACATCGACCCGTGGACCCCCGGCGCCGCGGTCTACGCCTACGCCTACCTCCCGGGTGGCACGGCCTCCGGCAGGGAGCCCGTCGTGTTCCTCCGCGAACAGGTTGCCCAGTTCACGCCCAGCAAGGACCCGCTCTCGCCGCACCGCGGGATGCCGTGGCTGACGCCCGTGCTCCGCGAGGTCGCCGCCGACTTCGGGATGACCGAGCACAAGGCGTCGTTCCTGCGGGCAGGCGCCACGCCCAACCTCGTCGTCTCGCTCGATCCCGCCGTGTCGAAGGTGGCGTTCGACCAGTGGAGCGAGGATTTCCGCAAGAAGCACTCCGGGGCCCGCAACGCCTACGAGCCGCTCATCACGGGCGGCGGGGCTAAGGTCGAGGTCGTCGGCAAGGACTTTCAGCAGCTCGACTTCAAGCTCGTGCAGGGTGCCGGGGAGACCCGCATCGCCGCCGCGGCCGGTGTGCCGCCCGTCATCGTGGGCCTGTCAGAGGGCCTTCAGGCGGCGACGTACTCCAACTACAGCCAGGCGCGCCGACGCTTCGCCGACGGCACCATGCGCCCGCTCTGGCGCAACGTCTGCGCCTCGCTCCAGACGATCGTCCGTGTGCCCGGCGGCTCGATGCTCACGATCGACGACAGCGATATCGCGTTCCTCCAAGACGACATGAAGGACCGCGCCGAGATCCAGGCGACCAACGCGCAGGCGATGAAGACGCTGGTTGACGCCGGCTTCGAGCCCAAGTCCGTCGTTGCGGGCGTGACGGGTAACGATCTCTCGGGCCTCTCGCACACCGGCCTCTACTCCGTCCAGCTCCAGCCGCCGATGCCGGAGCAACCCGAGCCCGAGCCGGTCCCCGACGGACTGGACAACCCGGACGACGAAGCGTCCCCAGCCGAGGAGCCCGCCGATGAGTGACCACCCGCGCGACGACCTGTACCGGGCCCAGATGGGCGGCATCACGTCTGAGGACGGCCGCACCCTGACGATCCGCCTCGCGCCGTTTGACCAGTGGGCCGAGATCGAGAGCAGGACCGAGGGCCACTTCATGGAGCGGTTCAGCCGGTCTGCCTATCGCAAGACGATGGCCGAGAGCACGCCCAAGATCCTGTTCAACCACGGCCAGGACCCCGAGATCGGGGAGAAGATCATCGCCACCACGGACGAGGCCGGCGAGGACGAGATCAGCCCGTACGCCCGCGGTCAGATCCTCGATGGCCTGCCGGAGCTGGTCGTCTCCGGCCTCCGGGCGGGCGCTTACGGCGCCAGCCACCGCTTCAGCGTCGTCCGCGATAAGTGGGACGACAAGCCGCGCGGCGGGCCCCACAACCCCGACAAGCTCCCCGAGCGGACGATCACCGAGGCCCGGCTGTACGAGCTCGGGCCCGCCACCTGGCCTGCCTACGCGCAGGCTTCCGCCTCCCTGCGGTCGATGACCGACGAGATGCGGCCACCCTCCCCCACGCCGGAAGCACCCTCCCTCGACGCCGCGGCGGAAACGCCGCACCTCGAGCCGGAGCGCCGCGATGACCCGGCCTCCATCGCAGCACCGAAGAAGGAGCCACGGATCGTGGATATCACGCAGTACCGCACTCGCGACGAGATGAGCGCCCGCCGGCGCGAGCTCGACGCGGAGATCACCCGCATGGCCGAGCTGCCCGGTGTCCTCGCGGACCCGGACCAGACCGACTGGGACAGCAAGACCGAGGAGCGCAAGGCGATCGACGAGGCCATCACGGCCTGGGACAAGCGGGTCGAGTTCGCCAAGAACCTCGGCACCAACGAGGAGAACCGCGTGGCCTATGAGGCGCCCCAGGTCGTCCGCCGCCCGACCGAGTCGGACATCTACGATCTGGACGCCGTGTGGAGCCGCTCCCGGTCTCCCGAGCAGCGCGCCCAGACCCTGCGCGACAACGCGATGCGTTCGGTCGAGCAGGCGCACTTCCCGCACCCGGCCTCCCGGCCGGACGAGGCTCGCGCCCACATCGCGAACCTCCTTGACTACAAGGACAACCCCCAGGGCGAGCTGGCCCAGCGCATCCTGATGACGGGCAGCCCGCTCTATCGCCGGATGTTCAACAAGGTCGTCATGGGCCAGCACCTCACCTCCGAGGAGCAGCGCGCCGGGGCGCTCGCCGTCGTGGGCACGACCACGACAGGTGGGTACATGGTGCCCTACGTCTTCGACCCCACGGTCGTTCCCATCGGCGCCTGGACGTCGGTCAACCCCTACCGCGCCGCCTGCCGCGTCGAGACGATCGTCGGCGGGAACAAGTGGCAGGCCGTCGCGGCCGGCGTCGTCACGCCGACCCGTGGCGCCGAGTCCGCGGTGGCGACCGAGGCCGGCCCGGTCTTCGAGGCTCCCTCGATCACCGTCCAGCGCGTCCAGACCTTCATCACCTACTCGATCGAGACCGAGCAGGACCGCCCGGACATCGCGTCCGAGATGGCCCGGCTCATCCAGGAAGGCAAGGACACCGAGGAGGAGCTCGCCTACACCGTTGGCGATGGCACCAGCCAGGCGCCGTTCGGCATGATGGCTCCGCACGCCTCCGTCAACGGCTTCT